TCATTCGCCTAGGATCGCCTCCGGCAGCGGATACCTGGCCTTGATCTCCTCGACCTTGGCGATCCAGGCGCTGTAGTCCGGCTCGGTGCCGGCTTTGATCGCATCGAACTCGGCCTCGGTCTTGAGCGGATCACTTTCCAAGCGGTAGGCATCCGCCCGTGCCGCGACCGCGGCATCGTATTCAGCTTGGCGGCGATCTTCGGCCTGCTGCTCGGGGGTCACCAATTTGCTCCAGTCGATACTCATTTCGGCAGCTCCACGGGTCCGTCGACTTCCACTAGGATAGGTTCGACCTCAGCGCAGTACGCAGTCGAGATATCCGCAGTCACCTGATGGATGTAGCGCACGAAAAGGAAGTCACCTCGAACTTCCACCTCCTGTAGAGGGGTTACGCTTATGTACGCATCGGGAGGCAGGTACCCACCCGCTGCGAGCGGGGAGAAATCGTACTCTTCGCCGTCGATGGTCAACCGCAGGCCGGACACAGAAACCGAACTCACCCGCTCCTGGCCTGGCACCCCGACTTGCAGGTCAGGCTTCAGCATGAATTTCATCAGCGCCACCTCCCCGAAGCAATCACAGAGCATTCGATGAAGTTCCCCGCAGCCCAGCTACCCGACACGTAGGTCGGGCGCATGACTCGGACGTTGCACGAGCTGACCGTAATAGCAGCGACGAGAACCGGCCCGAGCTGCTGGAACTGCAACGGGTTGATATCCGCCTGCTGGCCTTGGATCAAGGTGGCGGTAACATTCGGCGGCGAGAAAAAAGACATGGGGAACGTGTACTGACGGGTCAGGATGTCAACCGCGCTGAAGTCTAGACGAAGCCTCGCGTAGACGATTTGAGTACCGTCGGCAAAACGCAGGCTGGTGCCAACGTTGGTAGCCGTGGTCCCGTTCTGTTGCATAATCGCGCCGTTCGGAGCATTCGACCCATCGACAGATACCGTACCTACGAGTTGGTTATCCGAAAGCATCCGCACCCAGGGCTGCCACGTTCCAACCGCCTTGCGACGGAAGTACATGAAATCGAGAGTACGCGGGATAAGCATCTGCACAGCGGTGCTTACGTCGTACGGGTGGTGATAGAGCATCGACCCGATAGGGTTAAAAGACTCCAGGCCGGGCGGCAAGTTCGACCACGGCGGTGCTCCGATACCGTAGAAACCGCATTCGTCCGGCGCGGTATTCGGGTCGCTTATTGCGCGACCGGACGACAAGCTTTTGGGCATGCCGCCGATGTAGCTCAAGGCGTTCGCCTGCGTAGACGCCGCCAGGATTGCCCGACCTACGCTCGTGAGCGGCGTCTGTGCCCAGCTATTCGGCCCTGTCTGGTATGGAAGCTGGTCAACGCCACCGAGCAGCAGGCTGAAGTTCTGCAGGCGGGTGTCGAAGAGATTCGAGCGCGCGCCGGCAGCGGTTGCAGCGCCAGTGCCGCCCAGAGCAAGCGGCACCGTGTCGCCGTCGGTGAACTCACGGAGACTGCCGTAGCCGTTGCCGTCGGCCTGGAGTTTCGTCGGGCGTACATCAGCCATTGAAAAGCACCTGCAGGTTGAGAGTTGCGCCGCCGGCGGTGTACGCCGGCAGTTGGCCGTCAGGGTTCATTGTGAGCCGCAGCATGGAGCCGTCGGCGAGATACCCAGGGACAGCCGCTGGGATGCGGACGTTCATCGGATAGGCCACCACCACCCCGGCGCCGTTGGTGACGAACTGGTCGTAGCCGGTGCCGCGTCGGACGAAGTAAATCGCGTTCGGCGCCAAGGGCTCAGGCAACTGCGCGACGACCTTGTGGGTCTGGAGCACAGCCATTACCAGGCCGTCCCATTCCACTCGGCCGGGATCGGCTGGCCGTTGAAGCGCACCAGGCCCGAATCCTCACCGAACTTGTCCAGCGTCGACTTGTTCGCGTGCGTGTGCGCCTGGGAAACGGCAGTGTCGATCTGCGCCGGCGTCGAGGTCGGCCGCCCGTTGATCGCGTCCCAGTTGAGCTCGACGTCCATCGACTCATACTCGGCCACCTTCAGCCACGCGCTGGTCGCCGGGTTCCATGCGTACAGCGCAGCGCCGGATTCGACTGTCGGGTCGGCGGAAGCGTCTTGAACCAGAACGAATATCGCCGACTCCGGCTCCAGGGCGTCGCGGGCGGCGATATCCGCAACGAACAGGATCGGCGCGCCGGTGCCGGGCAAGCTGGCCAACGCCTCGTTGATCAGCGCGTTGATCATCGCGCTGTTACCGATCGAGCGCGCCACGCCGGCGCTGTTCGTCAGGTAGGACTCCGAGTAGCTGCCGGATTCGACGAAGTAGAACGAATCGGGTTCCAGCGTACCCGGCAGGGTTGCCACTTTGAAAAATCGGATCTGGGCCATTTCATCACCAATCAGTCGCGCCCCATTGGGCACCGTCTACGCCATCCCTCCCGGGAGGCCCTTGGTCACCCGCAACAACCACAAGCACATCGGCCGGTGGCGTCACGGTGACCGCGTATTCCTGCATCTCGCTGAGCACAAGCGGCTCGCAATCAACCTCGATCGCCAGCGCCCAGGGCTCGGCGGCGTCATCCATCGCACCCTCCCCCACGGCTCACAGTGATCGGTCCGCTGTAGTAGCGGTGGACCGTGCCATCTGGGTATGTCACGTCCACGTCGTAGACCGCCGACGCCCATGCCAACGCCGCGGTATCGGAGGCCGATATCTCGCGCGAGATCGTTCCGGCGCCAGCGATCTCAAGGCCGGAGCCGAGCGCCAGCGTCATCAGCACAGCCCCGCCTGGCTCGGCGCGGATCTGCATCCGCACCTCGGCGCCAGTGAGGTCAACGGGTGGCTGGTAGATCAACTGCCCGCCCACAGGCGCCAGCCCAACGGCTGAAAGCAGGTTGATCTCGACGGTGTTGTCGTCGATGGACGCGACCCGGTGAGGCAGTTGCCGAAGCCGGGCGCGGTTCAGTTCGGGCATGCCCTGGACGCCATCTATCCAGGCCAGCCACGTGCCGGGCAATCCGTGCCCAGGGATGGTCAGCCGGACGGGAGCGGTCGGCGCGATCTGGGTGATCGGCCGGTAGACCAGGCTCGGTTGCATGATCCGCAGTGCGTCGCGGAACGTCGCCCCTTTTTCAATGCGTAGGGGTACACAGGCCGGCGTCATGCGGCTTCTCCTTGATGTAGTGAGAGGGGCTAAACCCAACTGGTCAGGTACTGAATGCACTCCGGGCCGCGAGAGAGCTCTCCGGTGATCGGGTTGCAACTGGCTCGTACCCAACGGTCTGCCGGCTCCCAGAAAAAGCCGCGCCGGTACTCATGCGCAGGCTTGCTCTTTGTCAGGGTGTCGGTAACCGTTCCAGAGGTCACGCCGCCAAGGTGCACGGCCGGCCCCTGGCGAACGCTGACGGTCGTTGTGGTCTGCCCCTCGGGATAGTCGAACGGATCGCGGATGTGGCAGATGGCTGCGCTGTTGTTGCTCAACGCGGCGAGCCACACCTGATGCTGGTCCTGGTTGGCCAGCATGTTCTCGCCGTTCACCAGCCACTGGTAGGTCACAACGGTGTTGACGATATGCATACCTGGGGGGAATGTCGTCGTCGGCGGGGTAACCACCGGACCACCCGTATGGTCTGGGTCGGTATAAGTCGTGACGTCATCCGGCTCCCCCGTACACTTCACCGTCCGAGTGATCTGCAGTCCTGTCCCTGGGATGTAGATCGCCTCGAACTGCTCGGTCAGCACGGAGCTGTCGACAACTGACCCGGAGCCGCTCAACAGCGCAACCTCGCTTGTTCGCTCCGTCGCTGTTCTTGTCGTCACGCCGGGCTCGTTGCGGTACTCCTTAAGTGCATAGTGGCGTCGGTTGTAGCGCGCAGTCTGGATGTTTCCCTGGGCGTCATACCAGGCGGTCAGCAACCCGGAGGTCTGGTTCCACTCCTCTCGATAGAGCGTAGTTTCGATGGGATCCCCCGGCTGACTGCTCTCGTCGGTCACCTGATGAACCGGATTACCGAGCGCGGCCTGGCGATTCTCGATCACGTCTATTGTGACCGTCTGACTGTGATCCGCCTCTGGATCTCGGATATCCGGGGCAATGGTCACCTCGACGAGACCATACAACCCCTGAGGGGCTCCAGACGGGGAAGAACCGCTGACCACTGACGTGCCGGGCGGGGGCTCAATCTGCTGCATCCCGTCGCCCTGTGTCACCACCACGCCAAGCAGCAACCGATTTCGATAGACCCCCAGCAGCTTCAGGTAATCCAGCTTGACGCTATCACCAAAGAACCAGTAGTCGACGTTGCTTCCGAGCAGATTTTTTACCGCACACTCCGGCTGTCCCGCGCCCTGCCCAACATCCTCAAGCGTTATCTCCTTCCGAAGGGAGTGGACCGTTCCGCCCTTGGTCCAAAAATCGAGGTAGTAGCTGCCCTGCTCCACATTGAGGTAGATATCCACATACAGCGGGCGGCGCGGCTCCTCGTCGCTAGCCCACCAGAGAGGGAGCCCCCTGTACGGGGCTTCGCCAGTGTAGGACTGCCCCTCGGCCGAGGTCGTCGCGCCGCCGTAGTACAACTGATAGTCGTAGTTGCCTCCGCCTCGGAGGATAGTGCGCCCCCACCACTTCCCGCCCTGCTCCTCAACCTGAGGGTCGTCCTGGTCAGGTAGGCCCATGTCAAACAAATGCGTGTGATTCATCGGCCATGTGCCGTAGTACGCGATAGCTGGCCGCGTCGCCCCGTTCGGCAGGGTGACGTGGCCGACCAGTTCATTGTTCGGCTGCCGGATCTTTCCGTGCCACGGCCAGCCCATGCGAACGACCTCGCCGTCCCAGGGCATCAGTTGGTTCATGCCTTGAACTCCATACGGCCGATATTCTCGCCGCCATCCTGCATCTCGAAGCTGGTGACGCGCTTGAACACAACGACGACCAAGCCATCGGTACTCACGATCTCTTCATCGGCCACCGTGCGCTTCGACTTGTCGGTTTCGGCCAACGGCCAGGACACACCGCCCCCGCCGATCTGCTTGCCTGCGGGGTTGTAGTCGGCCCTGCCGCGCGCAGCATCCAGAGCCCCGCGCGGATCGATTTTCCGCAGCGACCGCGCCTGGCGCTCCGGCTCGATCAGCCGGTTGAGCGCCGCAGTCAGGCCTTGGTCACCGCGGCGCTCCGCTTCGACCCGCTGGCCGCCGGCGCGGCGGATCGCTTCGTTCCTCGCGCCGATGCCGCGGCGCTCATCTGATAGAGCCATGCGCTATCTCCTACGCGTTCGGCACATCGCTGAACACAAGCATCGACAGAGTGAGTTCGTCAGCATCGAAATAGACGCGCGCCCACACTTCGCCGTTGAGGTCATTTGCATTGATCAAGAATCCATACGACTCCTGAACAGCCCACTGCCTGGTTGTGCCAACGATCGACATCCCTCCGGGCAATTCACCGGACGTAACTCTGATCTGCAGTTGCTGCCCGCTCGGACCCGCGGTCCTGATATTCAGGTCGAACTGTCGGGATGTGCTGGGATCGATTCCAATTGCGGCAGTGCCGAGCTCGGGAATCGCGAACAGACGGGCCTCAACAAATGAGTGTTGGGGCTCGAGAAGGAACTGGCCGTCGGTGTTGACATGCAGCACCTCGCTCGGAGCGCTGCCACCGCCACTACCCAGTTTCACCCAATCGGCACCGCTCGCGGTGCCCTTCGCAAGGTATAGCGCGCCGTTGTTCGTGTTCACGTAGTGAGCACCGATGCTTGGTGGCGGATCGAGCGGCTCCCCGGCGCCAGACAGGACGTGCGTAACAGTTGCCATCAGTTGTTCTCCATGATCAGGTTGTTGCCGGCGTCGTCGACCAGCGTTGCGCCGGTTTCGTCGACAAGGGTGCCGCCAGACGCCCCGGACTCCAGAGCCTGGATGCGCGCCTGGAGCGTCATGAGGTCGCCAGCGGTTACTGCGGCGTAGATTGCTGTTCCCGCCGGCCAGTTGCCGGCGGCGGTGGCCTCCTGGGCGCGCTCGATCGTCACCACCCCACCAGCGCGCGCGGTTGCTTTCACGATCTCATGCTGAGCGCCGGCATCATCCGCCAGCGTCAGCAGCACCCAGTTACCGCCAGAGAGCGGCAGCAGCGCGGCGGCAGCATCCGGCACCGTCAGGCTCAATTCGCCAGGCGAAAGGCCGGCGCTCAGCGTCGTCTTCCAGTTGTTGATCCAGGCTCTCGCCATCGCTACATCTCCAGTACGTCATCAGGCACGGATACCCGGTAGGTGGCCGCGATCTCCGGCGCATGCTCGTCCCTGTAGGTCTCCGGAATGTCTTTCGCGGTCAACGAGAAGCGCCGCGGGAACAACTCGGCGCCGGGATCGCGATTGCTCCAGTTGCCTGAGAAACCATCCGCCTCATCGTCATACGCGGGACTGCCGTTGCGGCCCCCGAGCTGCGTCGAGAGCTGTCCGCCGCCCGACGGCGGGCTGACGGGATCTGACGAGCCAGCAGGAGGAACAAGGGGGTCTTCTGCGCCCCCGCCGCCTCGCATCACAGCGATAGAGATCGTGGTCAGCGCGCTTCCGGATGCGAGGTCGAGCCGGTCGACAATGCGTCGACACTTGCCCACCGCGCGCGCGCCCTGATCATCGAGGCGGAGCGTATGCACTAGGTCGATCGGTAGAACCATGCTGGTGGGCACGTCCCACGTCACAGTCGTCCCGCGGTGCGCGGCGATGAGCGTCGTTGCTCCCTGGGCCAACAAGCAGTTCAGCGCGGACAAACGCCGGTTGCCATCCTTCTCGTCGTCGTGGCCGGTGCTGCCGCCGGTGATCGGGTCGCTTTCCCAGCGCTCGGACCTGTCCGACTCGATCTCGAACGAGGCACGCTGCCGACCGACAATCGGACCGGTCGCCGCAACGCTCGGCTGAACCTCCATGACCAGCCGGTAGCGCTCGGTGACGGCTTGCGTCCAGCGCCTCCCAGCGATCCAATTTCCGCCCAACAGCAGGTCGGTGAAACTATTGACCCAGGCCGCTGGCGGATTGCAGTAGACCCCGGTTGGCGGCAGTGGATACCAGGTGGCATAGAACAATGTCTGACCGCTGCTTTCGGTCGCCGAGGTGATCATCTCGACATCAGGTAACTCGGTGTCATCGCCGCGCCAGTTGCAAAACCCTGCCTCGCCAACAGCGTTACCCGTGCCGGGGTGCTGCCAACCATACGAGGCGTTCAACTGCCATAGCCGGCTGAATCGGTAGTCGCACTCGATCTCGACCCTGTTCGTCTGCGAGCTCAGGTCGGCCAACTCGACCGCAAGCGATCCGTATACCGTAGAGCCTTGGCCGAACTCGTAGGCAGGCGCCACCGAAAGCCATGACGTGACGCGGAGAGCACCATATGGCGAACAGTCCAAGCTCCCGGTTACGCTGGTCAAACGCTCCTGGGCGTAGTCCCACCGCGAGCGTCCATCGACCGGCTCGAACACATCGGCGGACCAGGCGCCGCCGACCAAGGCGTCAACGGCCGCAATCTCCATGGCCTCTACACGCTGCTGCAACTGGTCAGTGCAACTGACGTCCAGGACGCGCCGAACAGGATTCCAGGCTGGCTGCGTAACCCTTCCCGTAAACCGCCGGCCCTGACTCAGCTCCCCGGCGGTCTCCGTTGCGTAGTCGATGGTTACGGTTCGGCCGATCCAGTCTGTAGGGACAACAGGGCCGTCGCCGAGATAGATCGAAAAGGACGCGACGCCAGCCGCCCCCTCTTCACGATCGACCTCGATCTCCCCGGTCAGGAGCGGTGTAACGTCGTCATCGCCAACACGCACGATTGCTCGCCATGTGAAAGCGTAGCCTGGGATGATCGGCTCAGGACCAGGCACAACGGATTGAGCGGCCGAGTTCAGCGCAGCGCTATTGAGCGGTCCACCGTTGAGCATCAGATTTCCTCAGCGACAATTTGCCAGGTCCGGCTGTTGTTCGAAGAATCAAGCGCTTCAGGAGGGACCGACGCGAAGACGTGGAACAGCGGCCACCACTCTACGCGGTAGAGTTGCGCGCCCGGGATCTCCGACACAGTTACCACCTGGCCGGCAGACGAGACGTCCGTTCTGACCCACTCACGACCGACTAGCGCCAGCCCCCATGGACCGGCGTCCGGCCGAACCTCGCCCGGGATGGTGAATACTCGGTCGGCGGCAGTACGACCCGAGATGCCAAGCGACGCATTGCATCGCAGCTCCAGCGGGCTGTCGAAGTCGAGCCCAAGCATCCCCGTACCGATCCATCCTGAACCGCTGATGGTGATTGCCGTCTTGCGCCAGTGCGTCATCTGTACTGCCGCACCTCCGCTGAGCCTCAATCGCTCGACGCCGCCATCTACAGCCTGGTACTGACACTGCGGGGCGCCACCGTGTATCACGATCGGTATTCCCCCGAGCATCACGTTCGGAATGATCATTCCCAACTCCATAAAAAAGCCCGCGCGAGGCGGGCTTGGTCATTTTGGGCGCGTCCGCCCGAACTTCGAGGCGGCCTTGCGTATATCGCGGAGCGTGTCGTGGGTTCCGTAAACAGTAAACCCGCTATCCTGACCGCCGAGGTTGATAGTCAGCGATCCCATGCTCTCCATAACGGGGCTGCGGGACTGCTGCAACAGTGCCGACGGAACATCCGGGATACTCGGGAGCAGCCTGGGAATGTTCACCCCGCCACCGTCGGCGAACCTCGGAACGCGCAGGCTGTTGAGCCGATCGAGCACATCCGGACCGTAATGGCGAACCGCTGCTGCGCGAACAACGAACTCGCCATTAGACAGGCGAGCCAGGATGCTGTCGGAAGTCCCCGTCCCTGGCCCATTGATCCGGCCGCCGCCGGCAAAGCCAGGCAGCTTCGGCGCCCCCCCTCCACCGCCCGGCAATCCCGCACCAACGCCCGGCACAACGGTAACCGGGATAAACATCCGCTTTGCGAGATCCGCAGCTACCGCATCCAACTGAGCCTTCAGTGCATCAACGCTTTCGAAGTCCATGCCGAAGGACACCTGGACGTTCTCAACATCCTTGATCCGCTTCTCCAAGTCGGCCAGGTTCAGTTCGTTTACCTGCTGGGCGGCCTTGGCATTTCCCGCCTCAACCTCGGCGACCTTGTTGGCGATCCTCTCCAACTCCTTGGCCATACCGGCAAACCCGTAACTGTTCTCTCCTGCATCCTTCAATTGCTGGAGCAGCTCTAGCCCACGCCTGGCTTCGTCAATCGCCTTGCTTGTGTTTCCCGCAGTAAGAGCATTGCGGGCATTCGCAGTTGCGCTCCCAACATCTCCAACGGATGGATCACCGGCCGGCGCACTAGTGATCCCCTTCACCAGATCAGCGAACTCTTTGCGAACCTCAGCCTGTTTCTTTAAGGCGTCCTGTAGCACCTTTGTCGACTGAGCCAGCGCCGCTTTTGCCTGCACGGCCTCCGTCTGGAGATCTGCAATCCGCTGATCTTTTGCCCGGCGCAGCATGTCGTTTTGCCGAGTAATGATTTCCTGCTGACGTGCGGCTTCGGCGGACATTGAGTCAGTCACAGCCGCCTGTCCCTTACGGATCAGATTGTTGGAACTGTTCAAGTTCTTCGCGTAACTATCTAGCTTTCCGGCCAGCCAGTCGGTAATTCCAGATTCCTTCGCCATCCGGCCGAGGGCCTTGCGCTGCTCATTCCAAACACGGTCCCAAGCCGCGCCGACTTCTGGCGCGAACTCGCTGTACTCCTTCCTCAGCTGAGGCAGTACATCACGCAAGGCCTTGACGATGACTTCGGCAGTGATCTCTCCATTTCCAGCAAGCTCTTTCAGTTCGCCGGACGTCACGCCGAGCGAGTCCGCCAGGGCATTAGCCAGCCTCGGGGCGAAACTGATTACCGAGTTGAAGTCCTGGCCTTTCAGCTTCCCGAACGCCATAGCTTGCGACAACTGCCTGACGGCATTTGCTGCTTCGTCTGCTGACGCCCCCGAAATCTTCAGGCCGAGCGTTACCGCCTCGGTTGTCTCAAGAGCAGCCTCCTGCCCCATTTTGAGTTCCGCCAGAGGACGCTGCAGACGACTGTAGAGAACGATCAGGTCCGATACATCCCCTTGAGTATCATCGGCAACTCGATCAAGCTCGATTTGCGCTCGGTTGAACTCCTCCTGGGACGCAGTGGCCAGCCGCAGCATCGCATCCAGCCGGGAGATTTCGTCCGACCCCTTCACGGCGTCTGACGCCAGCTTTACGAGGCCCGCCGACACTGCTGCAGCCGCCCCAACCGCAGCGCCTCCGCGGGCGAGCCCAGCAATGTTCGCGACGCCTGGCGCTCCTCCCAGCCCGTTGCCAAGGCCAGACAGAATGTTCCCACCAAGGCCATTAAGCCCCTGGTAGCCGCGCGCCACTTGCTTCAGCTCTCGCTGAGTCTCGCGCAGCCGCTGATTCAGCGTGTTTTGCGCGATGCCTAGCTCACGACTGGTCAGGTTGCCATTGGCTCGTAGGTTCTGATACTGCAACTGTAGCTGTTGCAGTTGCCCGGCGAGAGCCCGATAGCGACTGACCCCAAGATCGCCTCGCGCGGCCTCAAGCGCCTGCTGGCGGGCTGCTATGGCGGACTTTTTCTGCTCCGCAACCAGCTGATTGACAGCGGCTCGCGCTTCAGCCTGCCGGCGGACTATTTCATCAGCCGTGCGGCGCTGCTCCGCTGCAGATTGGGTAAGAGCCGTGCGCTGCTCGCGCAAAGTCGCCAACAACGCCTTGACCTGGCCCTGATAGTTGGCTGTCGCGATAGTCAGTTCGCGAGACGACAGCACCCCGGAGTCGCGCACCTGCTGATACTGTCGGCGGAGTTCAACAAGAGCCTGCTGCGCATTCTTGATCGACGCCAGTCCCAGGGCGTTCTTTGCCGACGACAGAGAGCTATCAGGTCGATTAGCCGGACCTGACATCTCCTGTCTCAGCTGGCGCAGTCTGCCCAGAGATTGATCGACAGATCGCCTGTAATTGGCCTCGGCTTCTGCACGCTGTTTTCCGGAAAGAGTTGCATCCTGGCTGATCAGCTGATACTGGCGGCGCAGCTCAACCAGGGCTCGCTGCTCCCGCTCAAGCTGCCCAACCCCCAGGGCCTCGCGCGCAGCGCTCATCGCCCTGTCTGCGCGACCGGCACCCAGGCGCCGGGTCAGTTCATCGTTTAACCGACGCTGCTCTTCTGCAAGCCGCTTGGTGTCAACTCCAGCGTCACGCAACTCGCCTCTTCGGCTCGCGATAGATGCTCGAAGAGTTCTTTCGGATCGCTCAAGCCTACCAAGTTCCGCCAGGGCATCCCGGTAGCTAGCTTGCAACGCTCTTGAGGGGGCTGCCGTCCTGGCCAGTTCGTCCCCGAGGCTGCGGACATTATCCCGAGCGCGGTTCATCTCGCGCTGCGTACGCTCAAGCGCGCTCTCTAGGTCACGAAATGCACTTATCTGGCGGAGTGGTTTCTCAACCACCCGAACAAGATCAGCATATTCCTTCTTGAACCCTGAAACCTCACGCAATGCGCTATCGAGGTCAGCCACAAGACGAATGCGAACATCAGCCATTTTTATCCGCCTTCAGCGAGTTCAGAAACAGGGACCAGGGATAGTTCCAGGCGAGGTGGTGACCGAGACGAATCAAGATTCCAACAGTTGAGTCTAGGGCTCTTAACGCTTTTGACTTGGACTCATCAGCCGGTCCAGCATGCCGAAAAAATCGGGGTTCATCTCCCGGCAGTGCTTAATCAGCAGCGACAGCTCGCTTGGTCGCATAATCTCTACGTCGCCCTCGCTCAAAGAGGTGAACGTCGGAATATCACTCAGGCGCATATCCTTAAATAAAGCCTCAGTTATCAGATCAGAAGATTGCGGTGCACTGATCAGTGCACGTACATCAGCAACACTCAGTTCACGAACGATCACTTCCGCTTCACCCACTTTCACAACCTTGCTTGCGGTCATCTCGGACATTTCAATCCTCCAGAAAGCACAAACCCCGCCGAAGCGGGGCTGACTAGAATTTTGGGGTCAGTTCTTATGGCCAGACTGATAGGAGCCCCGCACACATCCATCTCGGTCAAACGAAACCGTAGTCTGGTCAACATACTTGTCATTCCAGTAGGTGACAGCGCCCGCACCGACAGTGCTGCCGTTGCGGTTCACCTTCCCGTAGATGCTTTCCACATCCTCCCTGGACATGCCGGGAACCACCTTTCCTTGTACTTTGGCCTTGCGCAGATCCCGCTCGGACAGGCCAGTCGAGCAGGTAACACTTGGCGCCGACCCTCCAACAACTGTCACGCCACCACCCGCCACTCCTGATGCCTGATGGCCGCCTCGATAGGTTCGCCCTGCCGACGGCTTGGGTTTTGCCATCACCGCCGACGCGCCGGTACCGCTCGGGCGCTGGTTCGTGGCTGACACAACATTGTCCAGCGTCTGATTGGCCGGGCAGTTCTGTTGCGTGAACGGGAAAAATCCGTTTCATGGGGTAATTCTCCGTAGGAACTACCTCACACTTTAGCATCAACGGGCCATTACCAAGAACAGGCCTATGATCAGGTGGGTTTCTTGGCGCACTTCGGGTCTTTAGGGTCTTTCTCGGTGCAACTCCAGCCAGACGGTTTGAACGTCACCCTCCAAGCGGCTTTGTCCAGCTCTTCACCGCCGAAGAAGCCTGAATCGTAATACTCTCCAACCGGCGCAGGCACCGCGGGCGCGGTCCCATTGGATACGAATCGCACACACCCAGAATCAATAGAGCCTTTCCATGCTCCAACTGGATGGATATTTTTGTACTTATTTTCCTTGAGTAAAACAGTCTTTCCAGAATCAGTACGGACAATGTATCCGTCAGTCCACCCTCCGCTTTCTGCACAGACTTCGACAGTTGTCTTTTTTGACAGCGCATAGGACCTGGCAAACTCCAGATGCTTTAGAAACACTTCTTTGCCGGCTAGATGGTTGTTCCCCTCCTGCATAGCCTTGAAGCTCGGAACAGCCATGAATGCCAATACGGCCAAAAGCACGACCACGACCATCAACTCGATAAGGGAAAACCCGAGCGATCTAGAGTACATTTCAACCCCTCCCTAAATGGCGCCACTGTAGCACCACGCCGCCAGCCCCACATCCGGCGTCCCTGCCGGGCATGAACGGCGTCACACCGTCGCCAGTTCCTTCTTGATGTTGAAGTACTTCGATTTTCCAGCGCCGACCTTGGTCGGGTCCATCAGCACCTTGGCAGAGGCCTCGGCGGCCAGGAAGTCTTCGGTGTTGATCCAATCCTGCTGGCTTGACGGGTTCAGGCGGCACCGGAAATAGCGCGCCTGGATGCGACGCTGGGTACCAGCAGCGTTCTCTCCCTCGAAGAGGAATTCGAACGTCTTGCCGCTATTGGTCAGCGCCTCGATCACATCGACGGTGGCGGACTTGTAAGTCACCTTGATCGGCGTGGCCACAGAGATCGCCCCCCCTTCAACGATTTCGATGCCGGCGCCGGTCATGTTCCAGTCGTCGAACTCTTCGTAGGTCGTAGTGCCGTCATCGCTCTTCACGCTGGTGATCTCCAGCGGCATGAAGTCGAGCGCGATCGTGCCTCCCGGAACGGCGGTGTGCGCTTCATCGGTATGGGTGGCAGAAGGAACGTTGGTGGCGTCCCCCCACACCAAGGCAGCCAGGATGCTGGTCTTGAGTTCTCGGAAGTTGATCGACAACCCGACCGAAGTGATGCGCGAAACGGCATCGTACTCACCACCCTGCGGGGTGGTGGTATCCGGCAGAGTGATCTCGTTGGTCTCGATGGTCTGCTGGATAGTGGACACCAGGCCAGCGAACTGGAAGGGTGCGGTGGCGCCAGACTCGCGGATCTTGAAGGGTCCGCCGATCACATACGTCTCTTTCTCGATAGCCATATCAGGCCTCCTTCTTGATCACGCCTTCGCGGCGCAGGAATTCAACCTGGTCAGGGCTGACGTTGATCTTTTCGCCGGCCGCCTTCTCCTCGCCCTGGTGCCAATGCACCTTTGCCAGGGTGACCTCGACGGCTTTGTTCAGCGCAGCCGGAGGCGCGGCGTCGACCGTGGCCGGCACCTGGGGATCGCTCTTCATGGGTTACCCCTCGATGATGGTTTTCAGATAGACAGGGATTCGAATCACGGCAGCGGCCACTCCATCACCCGGCGGGTACGGCTCAGGCGGCCCCAACGTCAGCCCGGTAATGCCGCGCTCTCGGGGCAGCCAGCGCAGGAACTGCCCCTTGGGGGCAGGCATCAGGCACGCCAAAAGGTCTAGCTGTAGGTCCTCCAGAGCCTCCTCATAGTGGTCATACCCACCTTGCACCGCGCCTACCACGTCGAAGCCGCGATGGAAGCGAACGGCGGCATCAAGATGCTCCGGCGGCTGCTCCTTGCCGGGCTGGACGACAATCAGCGGAAAGCCCTCGTGCCGTTCCTTGACCAGTTCGTTAAACCACCCGGAGAGCACACGAGTGCCAGCGTCTGTCCGGTATCCCTGGTTTGGCGTGATGGTTTGCAGGCGCGCCAGCAAGGCCAAGCGGCCGATCGTGAGCACGTTCGGCTTCATGCTTCCTCCTCGATCGTTGCTGCCGTCAGCAACCAACCGTCGTTCGCAATGAGCTTTTCCACGAGATAGCGCGACGACCCGATGACGAAGAGGTCGCCACGCGATGCCGTGGGAACGTCCTTCGCCAGCCAACTGATCCCAACCTTGTCCGTGATGAAAACCCCATCAGGTCCCTCGTAGGTGAGGTTTCGGTCGACCTGCAGCGGTATCCCCCTGATCGGGGGACGACCGATGCCGCGGAACTCGCCCACGGCATCAGATAACCGCTGTTGCCCACGTTCGTGGAGCCGTTGGATCAGCCGGCCAAAACGGCCCGGCGCGCTCATTGCTGGATCAGCATCGCCGACGCGAAGCCGTCAACGGTGGGCTCGGTGATCTTGCCGAACGCCACCGAGTCGGCAGTGGCAGCAGCTACCAGTTCCCCATCGAGCACGCTGCACTTGGCACCCTGGGTCAGGCCAGCGGCAGCAGGCAGGCTCCAGACGCCGCCAGTTTTTCCGGCGAACGGCTCGCCCGCGGCGGCATCTACCAGCGGCACCACCACCAGGTCTCCGATCACCGCCGGCACGCCAGATTGAACGCCGCCAGCAGGCGCGATGAGAGTCAGGACGTTGCCGTCCTCCACATAGTTCTTCGCCATGGTTGATTCTCCTAATGGCAGAAACAGAAAGCCCCGCTAGATGCGGGGCTCGGGAGTTGGCACCGATCAGGCGCCGTTGGATTTCTGCAGGCCACGGAAGTCCAGCGGCGCCACGCCGGCGTCGATGCGGACCTTGCTGGCCACGCCGTCGACAGTGAAGCCTTCCTGTTGCTCCAGGTACGGAGTATCGACGCCGTCCAGGTAGGCCACCTCGATGGTGTCAGAGCCTTTCTTGGCAGCCATGTACCAGGCGGTCGCCGAGGAATCGTCCAGGCGCGGCTCGCCGATCACCTGCGCGAATGCGCGAATCGGGTTGACGATGCCGCTATTGACGTCGGCGCCCGGCACGGACTCGGAGTTGATGATCTGGTTGGCCTTGTCCTCGAGTGCCACCGGAGTCAGAACGAAGCCCGGACGGATGTTCAGGGTGCGCCCCTTGCCCTTCTCTACCTGGGCTTTCTGGGTGGCCATCTGGGTCTTGGCCTTGCTCAGGCTGTCGATGGAAAGCGCCGAAGCCGCGCCAGTGAGCAGGTTGCTGTGGTCGGCATGGAACAGAGCCTTGCCATCGCTCATCGCCGGGTTACCGGTCAGAACCGCATAGACCAGGTCGCCGATGGTGGCCTTGGCAGCCTGGCCCAGCTTGAACGGGATATCCGAGAGCATCTGCAGGTCGTCGTTGATGATCGCCTGACGAGTGATGCTGAACAGCTCTCCGTAGGTGGCCAGGATGATCTGCTCGCCGCGCTCGCCGAGGGTGACGTACTTGTACTCGGCGCCCTCACGCACCTGACGCAGCGAGGAAAACTCGCCCAGCCCGACGCGGCGCGCCGGCTTGAAGTCAGTGAGAATGCCGGACTTGGTCCACAGCGGGAAGGTTTCTTCGGCCTCTTCCCAGCCAGCCAGCACCGACTTGTTGGCGACATCCAGAAGGATCAGGCCGAAGTCGCTGGAAGTGTGGGTGAAAGCCAAGCCGACCATTTGCGGCGCGTTGAGCGAGGCCACACCGATCCCACGATCGACCAGCGAGGCGCGAGCCAGTTCGCGGAGCGTCATGCCGTTGTACGCGTTGTCAGCCTGGCGCTCGCCTCGACCGATGCGGGCCAGCACGCTCGCGCGCACCGAGTCACCCACCAGGTTGCCGTTGCCGGCATGGATGTGGGCCCCGCCACTCAGGGCGGCAACCGGCTGGGTGTCGGCGCCAATGGCAGCCAGCAGCTTCTCGCGCGCCTGGTCGACGGTGATGTTCATGTCGTTCAAGCAAGTGGCGAGCAGTTCGGCGTGCCCGGTGGAAAACGCGCCGAAGGCAGCAGTGATTGCGCTGCGGCGACCAGATTCCTCGGCGAGGATGCGGGCGCGAATATCGGCCTCGGTTGGGGCAGCGGCCGCGGGAGCCGCCGGCGCGGCCGGTGCCGGAGTCGGCGCGGGAGTGTTGGCCGGCGCGGCGGGGGTCTGGGCGCGCGGGGCCAGTAGAGTTTTCAGAGCTTCGGGCATGTGGGCGAACTCCTGCATGCGTTTGGAGGAAAGGTGAGCGGCCGCTCGCAGCGGCTCAGTGAGCTGGTCGGCGAAGCCGGCAGCGACGGCCTCTCGGCCATTCATCCAGGTCTCCTCCTTGAGGAGCGCCTTGATGTCGTCGGCGGACTTCCCGGTCTTGTTGGCATAGGCCATGACCAAGGTGTCCTCGACCTTGTCGAGCAGTTCGGCATAGCGGCGCATGTCGTCCGCATCGCCGCCCTGGATGCCCCAGGGCTTATGCACCATCATCATGGCGTTCTCGGGCATGTAGATGGTGTCGCCGGCCATGGCGATGACTGAGGCCATCGAGGCAGCCAAGCCATCGATGTACACGTCGACGCTGGCCGGGTGGTTGCGCAGCAGGTTATAGATCGCCGTCCCCTCGAAGACGTCGCCGCCCGGGGAGTGGATGTGCAGGTTGATCTTGGTCAGGTCGCCCATTGCCTTGAGGTCTCGAGCGAACTGCAGCGCGGTGATGCCCCAGACGCCGATCTCGTCGTACAACAACACCTCGGCGACGCCGCGACCGGCAGCCTTAATGCTGTACCAGGACTCATGCGGGGCGTTGGCCTCAGTCAGCGCCGCCGCCATCGGCAGCATCAGGTTTTTATGGATCAGGGTTTGATGGCTGCCCATCGGCGCCTCCATTGTTGCTCTCGTTGGGGAAATCCGGGCCAGGCACGGGTAGGCCGGCGCCGTATCTGTTGACGAGTTCGCGAGCCTCGTCGGCGGTAAGCATCTTCCCGACGCCCAGGTACACCTTCTGCACCGCCTCAACTGGGTCCATCCCGGACTTGACCAATTGGTGGTAGGCATCCGAACTGAAGACCAGGCCGGCCGCCCGGTTCGCCTTGATCTCCGTCTCACGCGACTTCTTCAGCTCGCGCGGATCTCGACCACGGGCGCGGGCAACTTCCGCCTCATCGGCGAAGCCAGCCTTGACCAGCAACTCCCATGCGTTGGCCTCATGCATCGGGTTAATCCATGGCATGACCGGCCCCTGGTAGACCGCCGCGTAGAGAGTGCGGTGATCAACGTCGGCGGGCAGGCGCTCCTTCCGAGCCAACAGGTACATCTGCAGCCAGGACCGGTAGACAGGCCGGCACCAGTAGTCGATGAACTCGTGCTGCAACAGGTCGTAGCCCAGCCAGCCCTCGACCAGTTCCTGGCGCTGCGCCGAGTAGGTGCCGTCGTAGGCCCTGGACACCGAGGAGTAGGTGCTGCGAGTGCCAGCGCCGATCATCCGCAGTTGGCCGTTGCGGAAACCTTCAAGGAAGGGGTTCGGCCGGTTGCTCTCGATCATCCCGACGTCTTCACCTGGCTCGAGGTCGTCGAAGACCATGCCGGGGGCGATGGGGATCGTTCGGTTCTTCCGGTCCTTCCCGGGCTCCACCGTGTAGCTGTCGGGGTTGCCCTTCTTGATATACATCGCCAGGGCAGCACTGATGCGCGCCGCCACCCGCTCGCTCTCCTCGTAGTCCTTCAAGTCGGCAAGGCGGATAAGCACTGCGTGCAACATCGGCACGCCTCGGTTCTGGCCGATCCGCTTGCGGTAGGCGATGTGGATGATCCGTTCCGCTTCGACGCGCTTCACCGCCAGGCTGCCGCCCAGCGTCTGCAGGTTGCCGGGGTGATCCTTGAGAAGGTGATAGGCCCTTTTCCGGCGCCAGGTGTCACGCTCGACACCCTGGACAATACCCTTCGACAGGTTGTTGTAGCTGAAGGGCAAGTAGTCGGGCTCCAGCAGCTCCAGGGCGAAAGGCACCGACGTGGCGAACGTGTAGTTCGGGACTCGTCCCATCAGCTTCTGCGCCAGGCCCTCGCCATCGCGCAGCCAGGTGCGGCACATCAGCCGCTCTACCTGGGGCCTCGTCAGCTCACCAGAGGTTTCCGGCGAGAGTGACCACTCGGCCCACGCGCTGCGGATCTCCATGGCCAACTCGGCATGCACCGAGCCATCCAGGCGCAGCGGCAGCGGTTCCACGCCGATACCACTTCCGCCCACCACCCTCTCCTCGAGGCGATCGAGCAGGCCGGTAACCAGATCGTGATCTTCGTCCAGTTTCCGGCACTGCTCTCGCATAGAGACCGCAGACTTCTGTAGCGAGGTGTCGGCGCCTAGCGGCTGACGCTTGGCCTTGTGGGTTCTCCCTGGCCTGGCAGCCTCATACGCCTGGATTGCCTCGCGAGCGGCCAAGCGCCGAGCCACCAGCTCGGGGGCCAAGGGTTCCAGTAGTCGATCGATCAGGTTCATCAGCAGAACTCCGCCAGTGCCGGGCCAGGACGGCGACCGGCGGCGCGGTCCCGCTCTGCGGCTGCGCGGCGCTCCCACTCCTGGCGTCCGGCGCGGATCTTCTCGATATCCTCCATGGTGTGGGTGCGTCCGTTGAAGATCACTGTCCGCCCTTCCAGCACGGCGGCCTCGGCCTCCAAGTATTTGTCGAGCATCTGCTGCGCTGTCATAGCCATGGTCCGCTTCCAGTGTTGAGCCAGCCCTGGGAGGTGCTGGCATGGTTATCGTTCGAAGGTTGCTGTTGGGCGACCGGCTCCGGCACGGGATCAACGCGCACGCGCTCCAACTGGTCGAGGTCGAGGCCGAAGCGCTGCTGGCTGATGCGCAGCGCGGCAAGGGCGTACACGAAGCAATCCAGCGCCTCATTGCGGCGCCCGCCGGAGTCCCATCGCAGAACGCGAACACCCTTCGCCATCACCGGCTTCTTCTTCTCGGCGGTGATCTGCTTCAGTTCGTCTTCGTCGCAGATATCGCTGTCGATCGGAAAGTGCACACAGCCGGGCGTCGGCTGCCACGGAATGGGCACATCAATGCGCAGGCGGCTGTAGATCAGCTCCTTCGCGTTGTCGGTGCCCAGTTCAGTCTTGTAGACCTTGCGCTTGCGACGCTTCGGGAAGTTGGCGATTGGCTTGCCGTATGTGCTGGCCCCGAAAGTCGGAACCACCCAGTGCACGCCATGCTTGATGCTCTCGGCCTCCACCTCGTCGGCGTAGTGGCCGCCAGCATCCCAGCACCAACGCTCGACACGCATTGGAACGCCATCAGCCCGAGTGAACTGCCGATGAATTTCCAAGCCCACCTTGCGCCGCAGTTCCTCGCTGGCCGGATCGCCGGTCAGAATGAAACGGTGAACAAGCCATGCCTCCTCGCCCAGGCCGAAAGCCCAAACGCGGCCCTCGTAGCGGTCGTCCTGGGTGTCGATTCCGCCCATCAGGACAAGCGCTTGCGGCGGCACCTTCGGGTAGTTCTCGCGGCGGGCATAGAGTGTCTGCCACTCCACCCGCTCCCCCTCGTCCTCAACCCATACCTCGCCGAGGATGGTGTTGGTGAAGGTCTTCAGCTTCTCGCGATCACCCTTGACCTTCAGCCATTCGTCGATCAGGTCAAGCCAGCTGGTCCACGTGCTGTACACGGCCCAGCAGTAGAATGCGACGGAACGCGGCGTCCTTATCGGCTGGTCATCCGGGCCGAACCACTCCATAGCGTCCCGCGTCCAGACCCCCGACACTTCGCACTTCCAGCGGCCTCGCTCGGAGGCAACCACCATTTCGTGGTGCTCAAACGTCCCGCTGCACCGCTCGTTCTCGCAGGCGTACCAAACTGAAGAGGCCTCGCCTAGATCGTTCGCGATGTACTTCACCCCAAAGGCGCAATCTTTACCGCCCCACTTCAGCGTCTGCTCATGCCCACAATGCGGGCACGGGATGTAGTACCGCAGGCGACGCGGAGACTCATCGGCCGCCTTCGTGATCTGGCATTGGCCCTCGGTACCAGGCGTCGATCCACGGATGGACTTCGGGTAAACAGCACCGCGCAGACGTTGGTCGCCAAGGAACGTTGGGGAACCTTCACCTTCAATATCGGCGTCGAACTTCGACAGCTCGTCATAGATCACCTCGTCGGCAGATCTCTCACGGTAGTTGCGAGCAGCCTTGCCGCCGAGCGTCCAAAGGGTCCGCCGGTTTGCAAACACCTTGGTGTCGAGCGTGTTGTCGCTATGCTTGCGGCCATACCATGGGGCCAGCGCCAGCAGCACCGGAACATCGCGAATCAGGCCATTAACGTGGCTCTTGCTGATCCCCTCGGCGTCTGGGTCAGTCGGGCTCCACATCAGCACATTACGGCGCTTGTGCTGAATCTTGTAGCCGATGTTGGCCATCAGCATTTTCGTGTAGCCGATGCGTGCCGACTTCACGAAGTTTACGACCCGAATCAGGTCGTTACCCATGGCGTTCAGGATGGCGACCTGAAATGGCGCCGTCTTCCACTTGCCCTCGTTGTACGAGGATTCCGCCGACATGTAGAAACCGTCGTCGGGATCTTCCGCCCACTCCACCGCCGTCATCGGCGGCGACTTGTACAGCCCCTGCAAACCTAGATCGACCGCTTTCCGTAGGTCATTCATCCAGGGTGGCAGAGTACTCATCAAGGATTTCCGGTAGGTCTTCAGCAAACTCCACGGCCAGATTTCGGGCCAGCGCTATCTCGCGCTCAAAGGCCTCCAGCACCAACGGCGGTGTATCGGGTATTTGGCTGCGGACCGTCTTGCAGACCGTCTCCAGTTTCGAGCCGATCTTGGACGCGATCCTGGCAAGAGCGAAGGTGGCGAACGGAGTCGGAACAAGGGTCTTCGCTTGGACCTGGTTCTTCTGCTCCTGGGCGTCAGCCTGAGCAGTCGTCAGTCGCAGGCGCTCCTGTAGCAATTTCTTTTCAGCGAGCGGGTCGAGACCTTCCGCATCTAGGCCCTCAGGTTGTTGTTTCTGGGTCGCATGATCGAGGCGATTCTGTAGCACCGCCTGGGCGGTATAGAACACCTCGCGGCCGATCTTGGCGGCAGGCTCAACGCCCCATTTATCAAAGGCTTGCGGAGAAATCCCGAGGCTCGCGGCCATCTCGGACTTGTTCAGCCACCCGCGCTTTTTTTGGAGGTCTTCTGTGCTCATGACAAAACAACAACCAACCTCCGAAAAAAGGTCATACATATTTGGCGCGCGGGGCTCGAATTACCCTCTGACGGGGGCACCCCCAGGAGGACCCGCAGAATTTTTAAACTTGTGCTGGACAATAAGAATTCGCACCACTTTGGTGCATCAGTCAGCGCCTCGCAGCGAACCGAGCAGCAACGCCGCGCATCGCCACCTCGAACTCGCGTGGCAGGTTCTCGTCGGCGTACTGCTGCGCGATCTCGAAGAAGCTCAGCCGGCGGCGATACGAAGGGCGAGACACGAAGGCCATGATGATCGAGACGGCATCGCGGCCTCGACCTGTGCGCTCAGCAATGCCTATGGGCTGGCCCTTGCGTGTCATGACGAAGTAGCGGCGAGCATTACCCTTCGCTCGGCTCCGTCTGCTATCGGTAGCGTTCGCGTTGTACCCGGCCTGGCTGAAGCCGCGGATGCCGCTCAATGCCTTGGTGACCTGGCCGCGCCTGATGTTCCCGTAGCGATCCAGGTCCGCGCCGGCACCAGGCACCACGTACTTACCTTCGGGCAGTATCCCCTTGGCCCTGAGCTGAAGCTCGGCCGGCTTGTTCCGACGCGGCCCACCGTAGACCTCGGGGGCAATCCACACCGATGCAGGCTGCGCACCGTCCGCTTCGTCCTTGAACCAAACCCGCGCTTCCAGCCGATCTTTCCTGGCCGGCACCATGCGCAGGCTGTTCAGGGTGTACGGGGTCGGGCGGTCGAACACGACACGCATCTCATCACGCAATCGATCCATCAGGCCTTGCGCGGTCCGCGTAAGCGCAGTGGCTGTCGCGTAAGGAATCTGCCGCTGCTCAAGCTCAGTCAGGTCGGCTAGCTGCTGCTGGAACCCTTCCGGCTTGATGCTGATCATCTTCGGCAATACCTCGGCAGGCCGGCGATGTGCTTACGCAGCGCCGTGATCATCAGTTCGCGTCGCTCGACTCCGGCTCGGAGATCAGAAACAACTTGTCCATCAGCGGCAGCAAGGACGGCTCCTCCTGCATGAGCGCTGCCGGAGGCTCCGGGAGCCGGGTGCACTCCGTCTGCGGGGCAGCGGGCTTTGACGTACACGACGCGAGCACCAGTGCCGATAGCATCGCGGCGCAATTGGTTTTCTTCATGGGAGGCCTGTAGTGCTGCTTGGTAGGTTCGGGCCAGGGCATCGGTCTGGACCTGCGCCTGGATGTCGCGCTGGGCCTGCTGGGCCATGGCGGTGATCGTCTCGGCGGATTGCTCGACGGCGGCCTGCAGGTCATCACGCTGGGCGGTCACGTGATCGAGGCGCCAGAACACAAGCGCGGCTACCAGAGCGACCACCAACCATGGCTGCCAGGTCACTGGTCGATCCTCCGGCCAACCTTGAACATGAACGTCGGCTCTTGATCGAGCATCGAGTTGACGATGCCCTCGATGACCGAGAACAGGGAGACGACCATCTCAAGCGGCGCCCACTTGGCGAACGCCAGCGGGCAATCGCTATCGACATCCCCCAGCCACATCGGAATGCCGTAATAGCTCCCATGGTGCGAGACGCCGAGCTGTCGAGCTTCGGCTTTCGTCGTGAACCCGAGCATCATTCCCCCTTGAGCGCAGCACGCGCCCATTCGAGCCGGGCGTTGCGATCCTCGGCCCCGGTAAACGATCCGTTTATGCGGAGGGTGATCTTCTCGAAACGGCCCTGGTCGGCCAGATCGTTTAAACCCCGCGAATGCCAGAACCATCCCGCGGCGATTGCTGCCCAGGTCCGTTGCTCCAGCAGTTCTGGTTGCGCCACAAGTGGCAGCGCCAGGGCGCGGGAGGCTTCGGCGTAGTTGTCGTGGCCCGTAATCATGATCAGGCCACGACCACGGTATCGATACCCATCGCCCGTATCCGGTGAGCCGTTGCCCATCCGGTTTGCGTAGACGCGGTTGGCGATGCGCTCGGGCTGGCGGGCATACTGGCGAGCCTCTACCGGCGCGAACCGCTTCGGCCAGGTCTTGAGCAGCCCCTCGGCGGAGTAGTTCAGGTTCTCGACCAGGCGCTTGAGGCTCTGGCTTTCGTGCCCGACCTGGGCGAGAAACATCGCCGCACGCTCGGGCGTGTTGATCTCGAACCGGGCCATGGCGCCGTTGATGTGTTCGACCCAGGTCGTTGCAGTAGCAGCGCCGCAGCCAGTAGCGCGGTCAAGTTGATCGGCGGTGATCTTCATTCGCCAGACCCTCGACGCGGAAACTTCCAGTCGGCGATCCGATCAGCGAACTCGGCGATCTTCTTCACCCCAAGGAAACCGGTGAACACCCCAGCAGCGGTAGCCATGTTCTGTGGCAGGCCGAACCACTCAAGGACCGGAATCAGGCCCAAGGTAATCAAAGTGCAGAGCGTTGCCTCGAGCAGCGCCTGGCGCCGCGTTCCACCGCCGTAGATCACTCGCGTCAGCGCGACCACGAAGGACAGGCCGGCGGCGTACAACTGCGGATAGTGCGCAGACAGCCACGCAAGCAGCGCAGCCCAGGTCTCAGGGCGTTCTGGCATTTTCATAGTCTCTGCCCCTCGCAGGGGTTCTAAAACGACGAAGCCCGCTCAATGGCGGGCTTTCGTTCGTCGGGTGGGTTCCGGGCGGATCAGGCGTGAAACAGCTGCAACTGCCCTTCGCGCTCGACCTCGATGATCTTCTGTTCGATGACGGGTGCCTTGATCTGCCATCGACGCAGGGTCTTGCCGGCCAGGCTGGCAATCCCTCGCTCCTGTCGGTACTCCGCCATCAGCTCGTTGCGCATGGTGTTGAAGTCCATTGAGCGTTTGAACAACTGCTCGGCCATCCAGTTGAAGGCATGGATGAAAGCTTCTTTCCAGGCAGCTGCGGCTTTACCCCTAAAGCCCATCACAAGGAACATGAAGCCGTCCTTGGTCATGTCGAAGCTTCGACTCTTGATCGGTTCTCCGCCGCTCGGATTTTCCCGCCACATGACCGTCTCCTCAAAATTGAGGAGACGGAAACCAGCCGAGCAATCCAAGTTGTCGATAGCCCGAAGGACGTTGTCGTGCCGCTTTCCGAAGCGTTCGGCCACCTTCAGCGATGTCGTTACGACCTGGCCGTCATTGACCATTACCAGGTCACGCAGGCTGGCCTCATCAAGATCAATTTCACTCATCTGATCCACTCCACTCACCTGGAAAAAGGAGCGCAGCGGGGCGGACGGATGAGCGGACATCCGCCTTTCGGCTGTACGGGCCTAGCTGCGTGTTGGGTTGCCTTGCGGCGGAAATGAAAAAGCCCAGCACGAAGGCTGGGCTCTGAAATAGGTGCGGGTGGATAGGGGCCACTACCCCGTGCGCATCCTGCGCTCCACCTGCATTGATTGGTTATCGTCCTCGGACAGACTCCAGCATCGACCTCATCTCTTCGATGATCTCTAGGTGCACCGCGTCGGCCACTGCCTCAGCCTCCTGCTCGGAGAACAAGAAATCGCTCCGTAGCGTCAGGCCATGCATAACCACGAAACAGGCCTCATGGCCGGCATCGCGTATGGACCAGGGCAGCGCGTCACCCTCAAGCTTCACGACCTTGATATCAGGATTTCTCATCGAGCCACCTCTCAACGTCAAGGCGGTCATTATCGCAAGGGTGAAGGCCTTGTGGGTCGGTAACCCGTCACTTTGCTTACAGCCCGATGTGGCAGGTGAGACTGCCGTCTACCGAGTTTCGACCTTCGAATGAAAAAGCCCGGAGCGGGGGCAACCGGGCTTCCCGTCCATCTCGCTGAAAGCCAAGGACGGAAAACATCGAGTCAGACGGGGGCGTGATGATGCCGCGCCAAGCCAATCTACGCAATAAAAAACCCGGCGCCAGGGGCCGGGTTTCGAGTGCGTCACGCTGCGTTCACAGCAATTCACGCTGGGATGAAAACACCCCTTATTCCGCGTGTAAAGCTATTCCTCAAGCGCTCTCGCGGAACCGCTCCAGGGCGCTATCGACCCAGCCCACCGCCAACTTCAGAGTCTCCCTGACCTTCGCCTCGCCGATCTGGTGTTCACGCGCGATGCGCAGGGCCGGCCACTTCGCGCCGTAGTAGAGCCACACGAAATCACCAGCCTGCGGCGCCCTGTCAATGAGTCGAGCAATGACCCGGTC